TTACTCATGCCGGGCCTCCTTCTCGCGGGTAGCTCTCAGGGTGCCGAGCATAAACGAGAGGGCCGTGGTCAGTTGATCCTCGGTGGCGAAGGTGCCGCCGAACTGCTCGGCCAGCGCCGCGATGATCTCGCCGGCGTGCTCCGGCGTGACGTCGTCGGTGGCTTCGTCGTCCTCGACGGAGATCAGGAGATCGGAGTCCAGATAACAAGCGGGGCGCAGGCCGACGTTGCCGTAGCAGGCGTAGCTCCAGCTCAGAGTGCCATCGGAGTCGACGTCGCGGGCGAGTGACTCGTAGCCGTTAGACTTCGTGCTGAAGGCGGTGGACAGCCACCACCAGTCGTCTGCGTTAGGGATGACGTCGCGGTTGCGCCGGTACTGGTCGACCGTCAGCAGGAAGATGGTGACGGTGCAGGTGCCGTAGTCCTTCAGGCCGTCGTCGGTGGTCAGGTCGAGCTCCGTGGTCAGGAAGGCGTTGGGGCCGTTCACGTCCTCGAGCAGGTTGTCGAGGTAGGCGCCGTTGAGGTATTCCTTGCTGCTGGCGACGGCGAAGTTGTTGCAGTTGCCCTCGTCAAAGGCTCGGGTCTCGATGATGTCCTTGCTCAGGCAGAGGGCGCGGCCGTCATCATTCTCCAGCAGGATCCAGCTCTGGCCGGCATAGTCGAAGGCCGTGCCGCGGGCGGTTTTCTTGAGTGCGATCTTTTTCATGGGGTTGCTCCTTTCGTTCTCTGCGGCCGAGCCTTCTGGCTGGCCTGAATGTTCGGCAGGGTCTCGCCGGCGCGGAGCCGGCTCTCACAGTGCGGGCAGATGTAGCCGGTGCGGGGGATCTTCTGGTAGATGCTGACGTTCCAGTCGAGCCCGCAGCCGACGCACTTGGCTGTCATGGGCCTCCACCTCCTTCCGCAGCCAGAGCCTCGAAAACATAGCGCCGGATGCGGTTGCGGTACTTCTTCCGGGTTCTGGCTTTCTTTGCGTGAGCTGCGAGGTGCAGCCACTTCGGCGGCACTCCGATGGCCTTGGCCGATACCTTCCAGAGCTTTTTGAGGGCAGAGAGCACGGCGTTGATGACCGGCTTCAGGGCCTCGGCCAGCTTGGCGGCGATTTCCCGCAGAGCGTCGGCCAGCTTCTCGAAGGCTTCGCGGGCCTGCTGCATCTTCTCACGATCGGCGAGCGTCATGCTGCCGTCGTAGACGTAGGGGCTCAGCTCGTCGTCGCCTCCGTCGGCCAGACGCTCACAGAACGGGAGGCCGGCAGCTTCGGCAGCCTTGCGGCCCTCCTCGAGGGCGTCCCGACCTTGCGTGACTTCGCAATAGTCCGCGAGGCGGTTGCGGCCGCCTTCGTAGTGCCAGCGGATCCCGGCGGCGATCTCGTCGATGGTCATGTCCTCACCGAAGTGGCCGCAGTAGTAGCCGTTGACGATGACGGCGTCCGGGTCTGCCTTCAGGATCCCGATGGCGTCGTTGAGGTCGTTGGTCTCCCACTCGCCGTTCCAGATGTCGCTCCAGATCGTCAGGGCGTTCCACGAGCGGCCGGTGCGGTACACGATTGTCCAGCCGATGCCGTCGCGGATCTCCGTGGCGAAGTCTCGGGCGATGTCTCTCAGTGCTGCCATGCTGTTGCCTCCTCTCTGGTGATGTGCACGACGGTGACGAGGTCGTCGATCTCGTGCTTGGTGGTGTAGGTGTCCCGCTCGTCGAGCCCGATGTGCCGCAGCAGCGTCTCGGGCCCATCCAGCAGGAAGGCGGTGACGGCCACGGCGTTCAGCCGGTAGACCGTGACCTCCACGGTGCAGCGGGCGCCGTCCTCGTCCAGCGTGGACGGGAACGAGGCCCGGCAGATGGGGCTCGCCTCGTATCTGAAGGCGGTCGCGCGGTTCTCGCCGGTGATGATGTCCTTCACGAACTCCTCGAAGGCTTTGCGGGGGATCGAGCTGCGGTACTTGTCCAGCGTGGCGTCGGCGAGCTGCCGGATGGCTTTGGTGTTCATGTTCCGCACCTCCTCAGCAGGCGTCGCCGTGCGGGCCAACGACCGTGACGTGCTTGGTGTTACCGTCTTTGTCCTCGTAGATTTCCTCGACGCTGTTGTCGGCCCAGTTGATCGTCTCCCTGAGCCGCCAGCACCGAGCGTCGTCCGCAGCTTTGGCGGCTTCGCGCGCTTCTTGCTGGAGCTCCTTCAGGCGTCTGAACTCGCTTAGCGTCAGGCTTGCAAAAGGTTCGCTCAGCGCGTAGTCGCTGAGGTAGAAGCTGATAAAGCTATGGCTCCAGCCGGCGTTATGCCAGCCGCTCGTTGCTTTTTCGGCGAAGGCTATGAGCTCGGCGTCGTCCTCAATAGGGCCGCGCTTGCGGTGTTCAAAGATGAACTCGTCGCGGGAAAAGACGGGTTTCCCGTTTACATAGCCGTACACATTGGGGTTGTGTGTCATGGTGGTCTCCTTTCGTCTTGGCCCGGCCAGAGCCGGGGATCTTAGTGGTGTCGAGTCCCTGAAAAGCAGAAACACGACCGCCGGATCGCTTCAGAGAGCAGCGCGGAGGGGGTGCACAGCTCGTCCATTTTCAGCGTCGGGGTCGTGTGATCGTTTTCATGTTGGGCTCTCCTTTCTTCGGCCCGGCGCTGCCGGGTGTTCTTGGCTACTGTGCGGCCGGTGCTCGTTTACCTCTGCGCTTGAAGCTCTCACGCAGCCGCCTCTCGGCGAGCTCTGCGCTGTACCCTTCGCGCTGGTTGGCGTCCAGCGCGCCGGTCGCGCCTCGCTGGAGCTCCTTGTAGATCGTGGTGTGGTGGACGCTCAGGCGGGCCGCGATGTCGACCGGCCGATCTCCAAGCAGATGCCACGCCTCGATCTTCTTCCTGTCCTCGAAGGTCAGGTAGCGGTACTTTCCCGTCAGTCTCACCTCCGTCCTATGGGGTTGTAGTAAAGAAAAAACGCACAGCCGACTCAGTTGAGTCTCTGTGCGTTTAATGATAATGGACAGCGCGGCAGGCGAATTTTCCTCCGGTACTTGACAAACTGCCCGGTTTTGCTATAATAGTCAGGTATCTTGTCCGCGAGCGTGCTGGAATCGGCAGACAGGCAAGCTTGAGGTGCTTGTGTCCGTAAGGTCGTGTGGGTTCAAGTCCCATCGCTCGCACCAAAAAAGAAGAGACACACGTTCGTGTGCCTCTTCTTTTTTGGTGCGGCACTTTTGCTGTGCAAAAGTGGTCGCCTGCGGGCGGATGACTGAATGCGAGTGGGGAAACCCGCAAAGGTTTCCCCCTCACACTCCCCCTTCCTTGCGGTATGTGGAAGTACGGACAACAAAACCTGTGGGCAGTCACAGAAAAGCCACCCTAAAGGGTGGCTTTTCTTTTTGGCGCGGGCGATAGGGACAGCGTATTTGACAATGGCGGCAGTTCCCTATACAATGGCAGAAAATACCGCGAGGGAGGGCTATCATGGAATTCTGGAAGATGAACGGGGCAGGCAATGATTTTATCGTGGTGGACGACCGTCGGAACGCCATCCCCGAGAACAGGTGGCCGGAGATCGTCCGCGTCCTGTGTGAGAGGCATATGTCCACGGCGCAGACGGCTTCATGGTGGTGA